CCCAGCCGTTACCTTAGCTACGCCTCTACGATCTTCAGCTACCGGATTAGGGCCGGCTGTGAAGATGATGTTTGCCGGTCCTATGCCTCTCATTTTGTCGGCGGTTACTATTTCGCTTGCTTTAACCTCTAACATATTATTTCATTTTAAATATTTCAAATACGTATATCCAGCTCAACAAAAATACTACCGGGCAGTACATTGTCTCTACCAAACTCGCCTCTCCTTTAAATTGCCTGATTGACCAAACAATCATGGATGCGATAACGCCAGACAAATATATAAATAGAACTACTTCTGTCATACCAATTTAAGCATGTTGTCAATTACAGGATATGCCTTAGAATAAATCTCAAGCTCGGCACGACGCCGCCTAAGAGGTTCATACATACCTTTCAATGTCATTCCCATCATCTTAAGTTCGGTCTTAGCATTTTTCAGCTTAACCAAATCTTGCTGTGCATACAACTTGAACAAATCGGCCGCTCCTTGTGCCTCTCCATTATACATCAGTTCCTCAAAGAATCTCATCTTTACAAAATTATCCACATAATCCAATACCAGACCTTGAGGCGTGTCTGGTATAATTATATTAGATTCTCCGTCGAAAGGAAGAGACCGGTACTGCATGTAAATAGGACCATCGAAATTAGCATACAGGGATCCGTTTACGATATTTATCTCATACGGACTATCCTTGATTACCTTATTCCGGCATTTACTTAAACAAGAATCACGAAGCATAGGCTTAGCAAGACCTAACATTACCGGCCGGTCATAATAGCAACGAACTTCATGATCGCGATCATGAACATTGATATAAAATTTTTCAACTATCACCTTCTCGCATTCTTCTTTACAACATTCGTTGCACGAACACCATCTATAGCTTCTTTCGGTACGTTCTTTCCAAGCTATTGTATTTTGAAGCTCTGGTATCACCTTATCACCTTCAGGCACCTCATATCCTTTAAAATCGCATTTGAAAGCCAGAATAAGATCAAAGTAATCACCAGGCATACGGGCCTGCCCTCGCTTGACATCCACTACCGCTTCTTTGCGCATAGTAATATCACCTCCAAACTTCTTCAGGGCAATTTCTACCCATTTGTAGATGGACACCTCATCTATCAGATCACGCTTGTCAAATGATCTTAAAGACGATTTTAACTCTATGATATAATCTTCGACTGTCATAACAAAAAATATGGAGGACAGGAAACGAACCTGACCTCCACAAAGATATAAATAATCTGTCTAATGCCCTATTTTGTATTTTCAAAAGTTAGGATCTTCAAACTTACCATACTTCAAGAAAAGGCTCCTACACTTTTCCTTTATCCCCTTAAGTGTAGCCTCATATCCGGCTCCTGTCATGTAGATGGTTTGCTGATTAACTCTTTCCCCAGAATATTTGTCAACAAAATATGATCTGTAAACACCAAACTTATTTTTAACGATATCACTATATAGTTCCCATTTACCCTGTCCGTTCCTGAACATGAACTTGACTTCCTCAAGAAACAAACGAAGATTCTTTTCAGCTATGATAACACCATTTTGCTCTAACTTTTTAGCAATGTCACGAATCAGCCACATATTTTCATGATCAACTTTCTTAAACGATTCTGCAAACTCCACATCAGGACGCTGCTCTTCTATGGTCTTTATCGCCTGCTGTCTATCCGCCTCTGCTTGCGCCCTCTCGGCTATGGCTCTATTTTTGGCATCAATCTCGTCAGCTAATGCTCTTAATGCAGACGGATAGTCTTTAGGGGTTATAGAATAAGAACCTGTTTTTCTTATAGAAGGAAGAACTTCAGATGTTACCCATTTCTTGAATTTTTTAGCAAAATCCATCTTTGATCCAAAAATCAAGCCGTATAGACCAGACTCATTGATTATCAATATTTTAGTGTTTGGGGTATAGGGGCGGAACGTTTCGTTCCACCCTTGAGTATCAGGAACTTTCATTATCATCCTATCATCTTCATCAACATGATCCCTTATCGCTTTTCTTGGATTAGTGTACCCTAAAAATGAAGCTATAGGAGATCCTATAAAATACGGTTCATGATCAATGACAATAATTTTTAACTCTATAAAATCTGAATTTTTGAAAGATGATACAGTTTCAATTTCTTTACTAAATTCCATTTCGTTGGATTCTGACGTCAAAATAATGCTACTGTTCTTCGCATTGTTTTGAAAATTGTTTACCTTTGTTCCCATAATAGGAATTGTTTTTTGTATCCGCCCGCTTGAGAAAGTAGACGGATATGCAAAAGTAGCGATTATCCTGTATCTACAAAGGGTGATCGCTACTTTTTTTCTACGACTTTCTGTGTCCTAATTCTTTATCTTCGAAAACTCTCTTAATCTGGAAATCTTTAAACACCCTTCTTTTAGCAAGTATTTCATTGTGCATAAATCGATATCTTCGTCCTTTATTCATTTTAACCCTTAACTTCTTTTTCAAGCTATCTTGTATTACAAAATGGTAATATCTTTTAGAGTCTGCGAAATCCATAGCCAGGTGGTTGTAGAGGTAGCCGTTGGTGCCGAGCCTGCTCACGATGTCCAGGTCCCGCCTGACGGTAAAGCGCTGGCCCGGTATAAGCACATGGCATAAGTAGCCCACGTTATCTACGTAAACACCAGCATCAGCTTCCACATAATGTTCTGATACGGTTTTCCATATAATAGACAACAGTCTTAAAATCTCTCCTCTGTCTCTTATCATGCCTTTCTTAAAACCATTCTTTCTCTTCATAAGACGATGGTAGTAAGCTGCAAAATACGGTGATTGTATTGATGTTCTTTTCATAATTCAAAAATTAAAATTATACATTTCAGATAATTAACATTAGAATATATTGTTGCGTCAAAATACTATTCTATATTTGCAAAGTCTACCGATCCTCACGGACAGGTAGACTTATATTTTACAAAATTAAAATCGTAGTAAAGTTATGAAATCAAATGTTGTTTTACAATCAAAAGATCGAGTTTTGTTAGGAATGAACGTGTCTGTTATGTCTAAAGATGGTTACATATGTATAACAGACGCCGTATCGGCCATGAACAAAAAAAGAAAAGAAAAAGGGTTAAAAGAAAGATGGATTAACGAAATAATGCTAACTTCTTCTTTTAGGGAGAGATGTTTCGAGCTTTTTAATAAGTTGAATGACAGGGACTTATTGAGTAGGAGAAATCTCGGACTCAAAGATAATATCCTGAATATCAGCAGTGTAATGGATCTTGGTAAATTAGACCTTGCCTACAAAAAAGGAAAAGGAGTAGATCAAAAATGGTTTGTCAATCCATATCTGTTTGTTATGATTGCATTAGAGATGGATCCAGAAATTTACGCAGAGGTTGTCATTTGGCTCACAGATGGTTTGATAGAAAACCGGAACGAAGCCGGCGATGCATACGTTAGGATGTGTAGCGCAATAAGCAAAATAGTTCCAAACAAGAATGACTTGAAAGACAATATAAAGAGAGTTGCTAAAGCTATTAATTTCATTGTTTTTAATAAACACGAAGATGGGATAAGGAATACTGCCAGCAAAGATGAGCTCAATGACATAATAGCTATAGAGAACGTCATAGCCTCTGTTATTGATGACGGTTTTATCAAAGATTACAATTCTTTGATAAATTACCTCGGAGATAAATGGAAAAGAAAATGGGGAAACCCTGTTCTTGCATTGAAATAGTACAAAAAAACACCCGGCCAAACTATATAACTATGGCCGGGTGTCCAATAAAAAGAATCACTGAACAATTTGACTTTTCTGATTGGAATCAAGATTCGGATTTTCATCAACAGGAATCTGTAGCCTGAACGCTACTTCCTTTATCGTCTCTGCTACCACGTACTCAATTAGCTTGATAGGACAGATAAATTCGTATTCCCATTCAGACTCGCACCCTTTAGGTGTAGGATCACAAGCCATTAACTCCAGAGCCTTCTTTCTTCTTGTTGTAAAGAACTCTACGTTAATAAGCTCTATATGGAAATCCGGTATATAAATATAGTCGTTTTCTACATAATAAAAAGGACGACGTTCTTTAACGTATTTAGCATACGGTCTTTTTTGTTCATTGCGATACGACTTTATTTCAGCGAACTTAAAAAATATAGTGTTATCTACGTTAGTCACCTTAGTAATAGCCGGTCTAAGGGCAGAATAAAGAAGTCCTGGAAGCTTATGCTTTGACCGCATCAAAGTATTACATAACGCAAATTCGGCATCGCAGCAAACTATTTTATCAACTTCAATCATCTCCAGGCAAGTAACGTAAGTTAGGAGCCGGTGGTCACCAAGTAACGTCCCGTCATCCCACCTCTGTGCTGTATAAGATTCGGCTTTAGTTCTACCGATATTCAATATCCATCTCCGACTAACATGCGAATCTTTGTCAAGGGCATGAATACCGTTTACGACTCTTGATACAAATTCACCATTAGTGATCATGCTCCCCTCCTTTCTTTTGCTCTTGATTCTCTTGATTTAGCATTCAAGATCCTCATATAAATATCTCTTTCACTCATGCCGGATATGGTTTTTATAGCCTCATCCAACATAACTTTCGTATATAAAGGTTTAGGGAATCCCTTTATCTTAACCGGATCAGGAACCAACTTAGCCTTACGATATTCATAAAATCTTTTAGAAGTTACATTAAGATAAGAAACAGCCTCTTCTCCGGTATAGTACTTAGCCGGATTAGCAAGCTGCGTCCATGTCTCAAGATCGTTGGCTGTAAGATGATCGCATTCCCCGCTTAAAAACATCTCCTTTATCTTATCGCATACCGCCGCACCGCTTTTACGCAGCGTCTCTGTCAGAATTTCTTTCATTTTCAAAACATCCTGTTTTAAACCTTAAAACAATAGAGGCAATGATTATCAAAAGAGTAACAGCCATAACAGACCACACTACGATATTGTGTTCAATAGGCATCTCAATATTAACCGTAACCCATTCTACACAGATATTAAAAATCATACTATAGATCAATAACCTATGCCATATACAAAACCTGAACATTCTTGAAAAAGCCAAGAGAAATAGGTCCCATGATAGAGAATGACCTAATATCGGATACGGCCAATTAGTGATACTAAAAGGATAAAACTCATCAAAAATGCTGGCTAACATAATAACCTGCATCAACACAGGATAATACTTCACAAACGTCACACAGACATTCCTCTGTCCTTTGCTAATAAACTTGTTGCTCATAATATGTTGTTGTTATGTTATTAAAATGGGGAAGGCGATCAGCACCTTCCCCTGGTTTTCAATCACTTTTTAGTGCTCGTCTTCTTTCTTTTCATCTTACCGCCAACACTACCGCCTTGACGCATTTTGGGTTTGTCCTTTTTATCAACTTCCCCACCCTGACGAGCTTTCTTTTTACAAGCCATGATACTAAAAATTTAAAATTGAATGATGTGCAATATTAATCATTTTTATTCTAATAGACAATACTTAAAACACAATATTATAATCTAAAATATTCAAGGGGAGAGAACTAAATTCCCTCCCCTTGCTAATTATGCTGGATTAAGATCCATTTGAGAATAAGCGTATTTCAAAGTACCATTTTCATCACCACACTCAGCTCCATCTACGATAAAGTTGTAAGAAGCAGGAGATTCATTATATACATTGAAAACACCACCTTTCTTGGAGATATTTTGTTTTTCATACTGCCTAACAATAGCGGTCTTATACACTTTGCCTTCGTAAGACACGTTTATAGTTCGTATATACCATGTAGTATATCCATTCTCATCTCCAGAATGAACATATCCGGCTAATATTCCTCCATTAACGGCCCCGAAATACGAACAAGAGCTTCCGGATTGTCTTCTCTGGGTTGTTGTTCCGATGCTTATAGTAGCTCCAGATATCTCACGATAATTAGCATCCACCACCTTAATATCACAGGTGTAGATTCGGATATTTCCATTTTCATCACCAGTCCATTCGAATCCGGCAATACACTTACCGGCGCCAGGGTTATAAGAAACATTATCCCTCCTATATGTAGCCCAAGAGCCGTTTTTCAATGTAATATGCGCCGGAACAGGCTTAGCCTCTGCCTTGCCTTCTTGGTTGACTGTTATGTTAACAGTCTTCCCAGACTCATTTTGCTTCAATGTCACAGTGCCACTTCTGGAAGATGAAGAGCTGTTTGCGGATGAGATTATTACAAATGAATAATCATAACCTGACAAAACAGGACAACTTACTCCTGATGGTTTTTCTGTAACTTCTGTAACCCAACTTGGCTTAGATGATACAGTGTATCCTATCTTACTTCCATTCTTTTTACTTTTTAATTGAATACATAAATATGAGTTATTTGCACCTCCATTTGCATCGGCATTCCAAGTGCTTTGGTTGGTACTAAATTCGTAAGTAACTGCAACATCTTGTGTGATGCTAAGAGTAACAGTCTTTCCAGATTCATTTTGAACAAAAACAATGTCACCAGATCTGGAAGAAGATGTTGTATTGGCAGATAATGTCACCACAGCCTTCATGCTTTCAGATGTCTGGTCTCTGTAATCAACAGAACACCAAGAAGGTTTCGATTTAACAGAATATCCTATATATGAATAATTCTTAGTACTTATGATAACTTCTTTAATATCCTGAGATTCTCCAGTTACAGACCTCGACTTGCTCGTTCTTCCATCATGGAACTGAAATTCATATAGAGCATATCCGCAACTTCCAATAACATGCTCTTCTTTAGTATCAGAATTTCCGCAATCATCGTAACGAATAAACTTAGTTTTGGTTCCATTACATCCATTTTCTTGCCAAGAACCGTAAGATCCGCAATTACAGCAATTCCTACAACTTACGGAATATTTACGATCTACGCTACCAGAGCAGCTATCACGATAAGCATTGTACTGAGTATGACCTACGCAGTCTCCTGTTCCATAGTAAGACCAGTCAGTACAAGACTCTCCACCTCCATTAACCCATCTTGTGTCGTTATAAGAAGAAGAGCATGGATTGGTGTCACGTTGTTGCTTCTGAGACGTACACCCGTCACAACGGGTGCTTCCGGTATCCGACCAAGAAGGTGTTGTGCTATCAGGCAAGCAATCAGCATTCTTATTAGCTACTGCCTGACCTTGGGAATTTACAGCATCTTGAGCCTTCTTATTAGCATCAGCTTGACTGATATTGGACGTAAATGGACCACCCACTTCATCTTGGGTTACGGTAATAGAAGAACCATGCTGGCAGCTTCCACAATTGTTTCTGGTGAAAACCTTACTTGCCTTACCGGTCCAAGTACAAGTGCCCTGTGCGTCAGCAAGAGCCTGACCTTGGGCCTCAACGGCAGCCTGAGCCTTACTATTTGCGTCTTCTTGACTTACGGTAGACGTAAAAGGACCGCCGGTTACATCATCTTGGTCTATAGTAACCTCAGATCCGACACCTCCATCAGCACACTGTTTTGTAAATTGCTTGCTATATGTTCCGGTCCAGGTACATACCTTATCTCCACCTTCTACCCAGCGTTCATCTGCTCCACCATAACATTCGTTGGTATTGACTTGCTTCTTATAAGATTTACCTCCTTCACATTTGGTTTCAAGCGGTTCAGAATCTACCCATACAGGATCGGTGTTGTCCATTTCGCATGTCCCGTTCTTGTTAGCGTAAGCCTGACCTTGGGCTTCTACAGCTTCCTGAGCCAACCTATCTGCCTCTTCCTGGCTTTCATTAGAATAGAACGGTCCACCCACCATGTCTTGTGTTACGCTCATCGGAACGCCATGCTGACATGATCCGCAATTGTCTTTTGTAAACTGCTTGCTATATACGCCTACGAACCTACATTTACCTTTTTGGTTAGCAATAGCCTGCCCTTGAGCTTTAACGGCTTCCTTAGCCTTATTATCAGCATCCTCTTGACTTACGAAAGAAGTAAAAGGATTGCCTTCAACATCAGCTTCACTTACCTCTACTTCTGTTCCTGAATCCGGTATTTCACAGTCGTTCTTTTGGAACGTTTCTGAGTAATGACCGGTCCAGCTACAAACTTTGTTCCCACCATCTACCCAACGTTCTTGATTGTGGGTTTCAGAACATTCGTTGGTATCATGTTGCTTTTTCTGAGACTTACCTTCATTACATCTAAGTTCTTCCGGAACAACGTCTTCCCATACAGGATCGGTGCTAAGTGGCGTACAGTTGCCGTTTTTATTAACATAGGCCTGGCCTCCTTCTTCTACGATCCTACGAGCTTCTGCGTCTGCCGCATCCTGGCTTTCTGTAGACGTAACAGGACTACCATTAACCATTTCGGCCGTAACCTCCATTTCTACACCCTTATGGCAAGCTTCACATTCAGGAACGAATCTCTTGCTGTAATGACCGGTATAGACCGTCATATTCTCACAATTACCCTTACTGTTAGCAATAGCCTGTCCTTGTTCTTTGACAGCAGCTTTAGCCTTGTTATTAGCATCATCTTGACTCACGGTAGATGTGAAAGGAGCACCAACAACATCTTGTTCGGTTACAGTAATCTTAGACCCTACCTGACCTTCATTACAATCGTTTTTGGTAAATTCTTCACTGTATTTACCAGTCCACGTGCAATGTCCGTCCCGGTTGGCTATGGCCTGGCCCTGCTGCTCGACGGCAGCCTGAGCGAGCGCGTTAGCCGCCTCCTGGCTTTCGTATGAAGTAAAAGGACCGCCGGTTACATCATCTTGGTCCACTGTTACCTGCGAACCTACGCCTTCTCCGTCGCAATTGTCTTTTGTGAATACCTTGCTATATACACCAACAAATTGGTTTTTATCTATGCAAGTGCCTTTCTTATTTGCAAGATCCTGTTTCTGTTCTTCCATAGCAGCCTGAGCGAGCGCGTTAGCCACCTCCTGGCTTTCCCTTGATACAAAAGCATCCGGGTATCCAGCAAGATCCTTTTCAGTTAAATCGACAAAGCTTCCGGTCTGAGATTCAGCATCGCAATCATTTTTCTGAACACGAGCCGAAGCCTTTCCGACGAAATAATTTGGATCATTAACGCATTCTCCATTCAGGTTTGCCTGATCCTGACCATTTTTCTCTATATCATCAAGAGCTTTCTGATCAGCATCTTCTTGACTTACGTCTGATGTGTATTTACCGGCTTCTACCGTGTAAGTGTAAGGTGCTCCGATAAACCCATCTTCGCAGTCATTCTTATAAAATACTTTCGACTTCTCTACGTTATACCATAAATTGGTTTCACAGGTGCCATGCTCATTAGCATACCCTGGACCTTCAGCTTCCAAGGCTTCCAAAGCCTTCTGATTAGCATCTTCCTTAGAAACAGAAGAAGAGAAACGGCCGGCTTCTACAACGTACTCTACCATAGATCCAACTTCAGTTACCTCACAATCTGTCTTTTGGAACATTTTGGATTTCCTGTCGTTGTACCATTTTATGGTATTGCAAGTGCCATGAGAATTAGCATAGTCTTGACCTTTGGCATTCAACTCGGCTTCAGCCTTACGGTCAGCATCCTCTTGGCTTATGGAAGAAGAGAACTGCCCGGCTTCGATCGTCATCGTAACCAAACTTCCTTCTTCGGTATCAGGATCGCAGTCGTTCTTTCTAAACGACTTTGATTTCTTGACATTGTACCATAATATGGTTATACAACGACCATGCTCATTAACCCAGTTCTGACCATTTTGCTCAATGTCTCTCATAGCCTTGTCATCAGCATCAGACTGAGATATGATAGACGTGTATTTTCCGGCCTCAACAACGTACTCAAGCTCTTCCCCTTTCTCTGTCTCAGGATTACATCCTTCTTTTGTGAAAAGAGCCGACTGCCTTTTATTTCTATAAACTACCTGTTCTTTTTTTTTATGAACTACCGTACATTCTTCAGATACGCTACCATCCCTGGAAGACACCCTTATCTTGACACTTCTGTTGGCACCAGTATCATTTTCATCAAAGTAAATATTAACCTTACTGTTAAGACTGCCTTCTTTCTTATCTATGTTCGCCCAACAATTACCTACTTTCATTCGCTAATCCTCCATCTTAAATTTTCGGGAGTTGTACTTACGTTGATTACCTCCGGTGATCCATCTGAATCAAGATCAACAACATCCTTGTCCAGGTAGATTTCCTCCTTATCCACAGACTCGCATTCAACTATTTCAATAACATAATCTTTTATATTACTTTCTATACTTAACTGCGTGCTTGTTTCATCACCCTCAATTTGTTCAAATTCCTTATCCAATTTAATGTAAGGAACGACCTTTCCAGGCTGATAAATAGGAATCAGTACACCATTTATAGTTATGTTCTCATTAACTTCATTCCCATCCTCATTGCCAGGCATGGAAACAATCATCGAAACCTGGAACGTGTCTTCAAGACCCGGATCACCAGGGAAACCATAATCAAGCCTAATATCATTGACGTCAATATTAAGACCGGAAGCGGTGGTAAATGCTTTTATGACACCCTTTATATCTTTCTCACCCGTAATAAGGGCATTGATAGAAGCGGAGTTGGTAGTAATAAGGACCTGCTTATCTCCACCAGATATAGGGAACTCCAGCCTACTAACCGACACTTCTGTGATCTTAATACCTTTTTGCTTGAAAGTAATGGCTTTCATGCTTTCGGTATCGGACTTCTTCACAATTCGGATAGTGATCCTGTCTTCCCTCCCTTTCCAAGATGGAGCATCGAAATTCATTTTATCACGACCGACACCTTCCTTCTTGTCCGAGGTAAGCCAAGAACCATCATCCATCTTATATATTTTCTCTCTCGACATAATCATCCTCCTTAATTTAAAGTGTCAACTCCCATTCAACTCCATCATCGACAACCACCTGTACCGTAGCCGTACCGCCTGTGGCTTCAAATGTTATGTCAGTAGGAATAACATCAAATATCTCTTGTACGCCAACACATCCTAAGCCGCAGATAATATCCTTAAACCATTCCTCTTTAGCGTATTTTTTAAGAACTTCTTTAAAGAACTCACGAAGCCAATCTGAATCAATAGATTCCTTAAGTATGGTTTCTATTATTTCCTTAAGCCAAGATTCATGCATTTCCTCTTTCAGAATCTCTTTAATAAGCTCGATAATGGTTTCTTTATCTAACTTATCAGAAGGCACAGAGCCATTAACGAGATTACCCCCACATATAAATCCTTTGCATTTTTCTGCCATTTCTTATCCTCCTAAATTAACAATGGAACCCATAAGAACTATTTGCTTCTTCTCGGTACATAACCCTCACTTCAGCAAGTTCATCTTGTTGACACATATCCCGGCAGAACCTAACAGTACGACCCTGGACTTTATACATATCAGAAGGTACAACACCCCCGCAATAAGACACAAGCAAAATCTCTGCCGGATCTTTCTTTAGAACCACATGAGAAGTACCGTCAAACACTTCTGTATTGACAGATCCACTTACGTTAATAGCCCTTGAAACGTATTTAGCTAAATTAGCTAAAGCTCCGTCTAAAGGCATACCATGATACAAACCAGCTTCTTCTATAGTTTCTCCATCATAGAATATGTTAGAAGAAGGAATATTGCAATGATGCGGGCGTTCGCACCCACCATGACTGCCAAAACAACCGTTACCTGTTATTGCCATTGTTACTCAAAATATTTATTTTTTGTTTTAAAAATTCTATTTCCCTATCCTGGTATTCCATACGGCATATCATTGCATTGATTAAAGCCGTAAGATCAGATTTCTGAGCCAGACTGAAGTAGCCAGCGTTGATGCCGTCAGCGCAGTACACGCAGTTCGTGCATGTATATCCGTCCGGGCATGGCACCGGCGTCTCGTCCACATGTGGAACATATACGTGTTTACCACTTAAGTCCTTACCAATTTGTGCACTCTTTTCCATTTTGAAGTTGTTTTTCAAGTTTTTCAACCCTTTGTTTTAAAAGCGTATTTTCTTCAACCATCCTATCCAAAAACTTATCTATGTTTTCAAAAACCAGCTCTATATTATGCATAACCTCATTATAAGGCATGCCTGGAGTTAATTTGGATATGAATGTCTTGCATCCTGTATAATGAATGCAATGATCGCTTAAATGACCATACGGGCAATCGCATTCTTTTGGAAGAATTTCGCAATTGTCCGTACAGTCATTACACGGATCAGACCCGATACAGATATTAGATCTCAGAATATCAGGTCTGTCATCTTTACAAGTGTTACAATTCATGACTTTCTTTTTTTTGGTGCAAGATAATAATTTTCATTCACACCATCACAATAAGAAGTCAATCAATGTATTCCAAGCGGTTAGTGCTGCCTTTAAAAACGTATCCACATCTGTTTTCTATCTCTACATCGGTAATAGGGAGAATAGCATCTTTGCCATAAGTAAGTTCACATTTTGAAATAAAATTTACTATACCTTGATAATTACCATGAAATTCCCTTGCGAGTTTCCTGCCAGTAGGAATCCCTTCTTTATTGGTTTCAGGAATACCTATCAAGCACTTTATCCAGTTTGGTTCATTCTTGTTATTACTTCGTATTTCGTAGTTCACGATATCAAATACAATACCTTCAAGGTTCTTGACATCGATGCTGTCCGCATCCATTTTCTTATTAATACGAATCGTGCTTGTTAAATCTCGTAATTTCATGATATTTTCTATTTTTGACATTAATGAATAACTGTCACAGTGTTTTAAAAGACCGAAGTAAGAAGACCAGCTTTCATTTGTAATACACTTCTTCGCGTCTTTGGCTACCCTCTTCCTTATTGTCACATAACCTTTATTGTGTTCAGATACGCCTTTGTTATTACGGTGGAAAACATACCCGCAAAAATCAAGAGGTCTATCCATGTCTGTTATAATACAAGTATGCCTTTTAGATCTTATCTTAAGCTCATACCACCAATAATTCTTAATCCTCCATTTGGCAGTATTAGCATCCTCCTTAGTATAGAAAGCAAGGAAATTATCGTCGGCATATCTCAATGAAAAAGGAGCTATTCTCTTTGCAAGATCATCAAAATCTTTCATAAGGAGATGATGAATGAAAGGACTTGTAGGAGTCCCTATAGGCAGCTCTCCAGATACGAAACTTACGTCTATTACAAAATCTATAAACTTTTTATTTGAAATAAAGTTCTTAAGTACTTTTCTAAACACTTTGTCTTTTACATGGTTATAACATTTACGTTGATCTATAACCAAACAATACTTCAAATCAAGTCTATCATAATAAACATGCTTCATCTTTTTAATAAGAGACCTTGATTTAGACGATGCTGTTATGCCAAATCCCGGCTTACAATTAAGACCATTCATATTATCCTTCTCATAATACAAAGGACCTAACTTTACTAAAACAAGATGCTGATAAATTCTGGTGGTAAGATCCGGGCTGTTTATTTCACGAACCTTACCATTCTTGTTTTCTTTTACAAGTTTGCGATATTTGATTTTGCTAACATAAGTACCATCTAAATACCATTCATACAATTTTAACGAATTACCATCAAAATCAGAATTGAAATTAACAACATCATTCTTTTTAGAATGGTTTTTAAATGCTGCTTCGCATGCTTCTCTAATATCATCCAAACTTATATCTATATAGTTTGAAACTGATTTCAGTTGTGGGCTAATGACGGGCTTACGACCGTCGCGCATCTCTATCATATTTTTATCATATAACCTCATACGCTTGTCTTTTATTGATTCTCCACTCCTGGGAAAGATTAAAAAGAATATACCCAATTTTTTAGCCCACACAGGGCAAGGCCGCAATTGTTGCGATTCGTATTAGAAGCGGCGTTATTCGCATTCAGATTACGAGGCGAACAATTGCCATTGTTCGCATTACCGCCGAAACGAGCAGCCAATTCTTTTTAACCTTTTTCTCAACCGTTATTTGCTATTTCAGAGGTCAGATCCCAATGTAAAACTTGTTAGCAGACTAACGGATTTCATTGAATAGATTTTTATTGTTTATAATGTTAACTATCTCTGTTGTCTAATGACATTGCAAATGTATGTATAATATTTTATAGCTACAAAACAATTTGTATTAAATATTTTA